CATGCAATCCTAGCCATGCAAGCACCTAGTGACGTCGCGGCCGGAGCTATGAAAAAGCTTGGTATCACCTACAACGATTCTAGTGGTAAGCTGAAACCGTTCAAGCAAATCTTGCTAGAGGTTGCCAAGGCTACCGACGGTATGGGTGATAGTGCCAAGGCCGCGGCCTTGAAGCAATTGTTTGGTGCTTCCGGTATGAACGCCATCGCGCCGTTGCTCGATTCCGTTAAGGATAAGACCAACAACACGGCCACGTCATGGGACGCCTACGCCGACGCAATGAGTAAGGCCAGCAAGGACGGGGCAACTTCGCATAAGTTCCTTGTTGGCCAAGCCGGTGAAATGCAAAAGAATATCGGGGCCAAGATTGACCAAGTTTCCGGTAACTGGGAATCACTACGGAACAAGTCAATGGAATCGGAAAAAGGCGTTACCGGTGCAATGCTCGACATGATTAATAAGACGTTGCAATGGTCTGGCGAATCGTCTAACGGTATCGCTAAGGTTATCCGCTCGTTTATCGGACTATCACCAGTTATCGGGCCAGCCTTAACTGCTACGTCAGGTTTTATCACGGCCACGCAAAAAATTGGCGGTGTGGCGATGTCAGCCGTTAAGGGAATCGGTTCGTTGGGTTCGAGTGTTACCGGTGCGGCTGGTAAGTTACTCGGTATGGGTAAGAACAGCCAAACGGCTACCCAAGCGGTTCAGCCACTCGGTAAGACCACACTAGCGGCAAGTAAAGCGGCCGCGGCGTCAGCTACTAACTTCTTAAAGATGGGTGCGGCGGTTGCTTTGATTGGCGCCGGTGTCTATGCGGCGGCTCAAGGTATCAGCGTACTGGTTGACGCGGCGATTCGATTGTCTGACGCCGGTAGTAACGCCCAGATTACCATGGCGGCACTGGCGGCCGGTATCGTGGCACTGGGAGCGGCGTTCGCGGTTCTCGGCCCGGCACTGTCAGCCAACGCCCTCGGTATTGGGGTGTTCGGTGCGGCTGTGCTTGCGGTTGGTACCGGCGTGGCCGCATTCGGTGTAGGGATTAACCAGATATCTCAGGCAATTGTCATGCTGTCTGGCCATATGAACGATATTGTCCCAGTTATGGCTAACCTTGGGCTAGGGTTCGCGGCTATGTTAACCAGTTTCATAAACGGTTTTGTCGTGGCGATTCCGCAATTGGCCGCGTCGTTTATTTCAATCTTTACCGGATTCGCAACGGCAATCGCAAGCCACGCACCTCAGCTTGTATCGTCATTCCTTAAAATTTTTATTTCGTTCACAACCGCGGTAATCGCTAACGCTCCTAGAATTGCCGCACAAGTTACCGCAATGATGTTGGCGTTGATGGCGGCAATTTCCACGAACGCCCCTAAATTGATTATGGGATTCACTAGCATGATGTTGTCGCTTATGGCGGCGATTGCTACGAACGCGCCTCGGTTAATTGGCGGGTTTACCAGTATGCTCGTTTCGTTGATGGGTGCGCTGGCCGCCAATGCGCCAAAGCTGGTCGGTTCGTTCACCAAAATGCTGGTAAGCTTTATCAACGCACTGGCACAAAATGCACCTAAAATCATTGGCGCACTTGCTAACATGCTCGTGAAGATGTTAAACAAGATTGCCGAAAAGGCACCTAGCATTATCGCCGCGTTTAGCAAGATGATTGTTAACTCGCTGAATGCTATCACTAAACAAATGCCTAAGTTTATCAAGGCCGGGGCTGACTTTATTGTTTCGATCCTTGATGGGATTGCCAGAAACATTGGCAAAATTATCGACGCGGCTGTTAACGTTGTCGTTAAGTTTATCGATGGTATCGCCCGCAACCTAAGTAAAATCATTAACGCCGGTATTAACCTGATTGGCAAGTTTATCGATGGTTTAGTTAAGGCTATTCCTAAGATTGTTGATATTGCCGTGCGAGCAGTTATGAAATTCGTTTACGGGGTCGGCTATGCGATCGGTAAGGTTATGGGATCAGGCCGCGAGTTAATGGATCAGTTCGTAAGCGGTATTAAGGACGGACTATCATCGGCGCGGTCGTCTGGTAAGTCAGCCGGTGACGCGGTTAAAGACGGGGTTTCATGGACTGACCTGTTTTTCAACGGTTCCAGTATCATGAGTAGTTTCTTGAACGGGTTAATGTCTGGCTGGCGTGGCGTTCAGTCATTCGTTTCTGGGATTGCTGGCTGGATTCAGCGGCACAAGGGGCCTATCAGCTATGATAAGAAACTGTTGATTCCGGCTGGTAACGCCATTATGGACGGTTTAAACCGTGGTTTAATGGACAACTTCCGGACGGTAAAGGACAACGTTAGCGGTATGGCTGACGAGTTGCAAATGTCAATTGCCAGCGTGGCTAAGGACATGGAAATCGGCAACCAGACGCTTAACGGCGCAAGTTTCGACGGTTCTAACCTCGACCAGTCAATCGACAATAGCCAGATTATGCAGTCACAAATCTACGTCCACAACGAGCTTGTAGGCGATAAGATTAAGACAATCGTAAACGAGGGCAACGCCCAGCAAGCAATTGACAACAAATACTTTATTCAATAGGAGGGGATTGGATTGGACTTATTAGTTGAAAGTAATGGCAAACGTGTTTACCTATCGCAATACAAGGTCTTAACGACCGAGTTCGAGGACGAGGCACCAGTTATCAAGTCAGACGACGAACAACTGCAATATCGTAACGGGGGTGTGCATTTCGGTGCGTGGCACGAATCCAAGTCGATCAGCTGGGCCGGATATTACCAAGCGGACAGCCCGGCAGAGGAAACGCATATTCGTGAGCAGATTTATGCACTGTTATCTAATCCGGACGGGATTTACGTTACTGAGTTGGCCGATGACGGTAGCATGTACCATTTCTCCCGCCCCGGCGAAACAACTGGCAACGCATTCGACCAAACGGTGCTATATCCGTCGCATAAGCGGTTCTTTGTGCAAGCTAGCGGGCTATCGGTAGACTTACAAGGCCGAGCCGGTGAAATATTGCTGTACAAGGTATCGTGCACGTTTAAGACGGTACTGCTACCATACGGCGAAAGCGTTCCACGCACCGAGGTCGCGGTTGACGGTGCGGTCAACTATCGCGGCACGGTCAAAAGCAATCAGCTCGAAAGCATGTTCGGTGTCCGGTTCGTAGCGGCCACGGCTGGAACTAATCTAGCCGTTAACGTAAACGGCACTCAATGGACGTATACGGGGACTGTGGCGTCCGGAGATACGTTCGATATATACGGATACGAATACACTAAAAACGGCGCCAGCGTCGTTTCAGCTACAAATAAAGCATATTTCACTTTACTACCGGGCGTTAGGAACTCGTTAACGGCGTCTATTTCTGGTACAATATCTATATTGAACATGCGGGACTTATACGCATGATATAGATAGGAGTGATGTACGTGATTGCGTTCAAAGATGTAAGCAACCATGAGTTACTTGCGGACGCTACCATAACCACTAAAAACGGCGTCAACGGTGAAAAGTCACTGTCTGGCGTCGTTTATTTTGGTGATGGCGTTAAGAACGGTCTGGCAAAAGGCTGGACACTGACTTTTAACAGCGAACAATACGTTGTTATGACGTTCAAACGCAACGACAGCGACAACACCGTTAGTTTTACCGCAATTGAAATGTTTTTCTACCGTTTCGGTTCGCTAAGTTTCTACGAAACATGGAACGGGTCACACACGTTCAAACAGTACCTCGACGCGCTATTTAAAGATACCGGATATATCTATACAAATTCGGCCCATGTCGCGGCGTTCACAAAAGAAAATTGGGGTATGAAAACAAAAATTGAACTTTTCAACGACATTATTAAGCAAGCCGGGGTTGAGTTCAAGGTATTAGGCAAGACGGTCGTTATCCAGCCGTCAATCGGATCAGACCTTGCCACCGTTGTACGGCTAGGGTTCAACCTGAAAGACGCTGAAATCGAGGAGGATAATAGCAGTTTCGCCACCTATGGCCGTGGTTATGGCGTGTATAGCGACCCGAACGATACCAGTTCTAGCCGGTTATCAGTCGAGTATTATAGCCCACTTTACGACCAGTATAAAGACAAGTTCGGTAAGATTGAGGCCGTCCCGGTTGACGACCAACGGTTCACGGTTGCGGCTAACTTGCTGGCCGAGGTTAAAAACCGCGTTGACAGTAGTTTCAGCGTTTCCCTAACGTTGAACCTCGTCGACTTGCAAAACGCCGGTTATCCATATGCGATGGCGCACCCCGGCGACACGATTACAGTCGTAGACGAAAAGCTAAATTATAGTAGCAAGGTGCGGATTACTGAGGTTAACAGCACCTACGCCATCAACGGCAACCGGGTCGGCATCACCGTCATCGTCGGCGATAAGACGATGGCCAGCTCGTCCGGATCAAAACACGCCAGCGTCATTTACACTATTGGC